CAGTCTGACAATTACTCTACCGAGCGGCAGAAAGCTCTATTATATATCTCCTCAGATCTATGAGAATCAGTGGGGATCGCCGTCGATTGCTTATATGGGTATGGATCAGAAAACAAAAAAGTGGAAACGGCTCGAAACATACGGCGGAAAGCTCGTTGAGAATTGTGTTCAGGCTATAGCACGAGATTGTCTCGCCGGAGCAATAACACGCCTGGAAGAAGCCGGACTTCCTGTTGTGTTTCACATTCATGACGAAGTAGTAATCGATTGTCGTAAAGATACGGCAAGCCTTGAAGATGTTATAAGAATAATGACCGAACCTATACCGTGGGCACCGGGATTACCTCTTGGCGCTGACGGTTGGGTCGGCGACTTCTTCAGAAAGGATTAAGAGAACAGTTTATGTTATTTGACCGAAAAATAACTATTTCCTGCGGGTCAAGCAGAAAAGCGACTTTGTGGAAAGCACAGACACTTATGCTGTCGGAACTGTGGGAGAAATTGAAAATCCCGGCAAGAAGCACGGAAACGCTTGCTGATTATATGAATATGAAAAAGGCTCAGCAGGATGATCTTAAAGATGTCGGCGGATATGTTGGCGGTACTCTTAACGGAACCAGGCGTAAGGCAAATAACGTTATTGGCAGAGACATAGTTACCCTCGACCTTGACAGTATTCCGGCAGGATATAAAGATGATATTCTGCGGAGAGTTGAAGCTCTCGGCTGCGGATACTGCGTTTACAGCACAAGAAAGCATCAGCCTTCCGCCCCGAGACTGCGTGTAATACTTCCACTTGATCGCGCTGTCACTGCCGATGAGTATGAGCCTATAGCACGAAAACTTGCTGAGTATATAGGTATCGAATTTGCTGATCCGTCTACTTTTGAAGCCTGCCGCTTAATGTACTGGCCGAGCTGTTGCTCAGACGGAGAATATGTGTATATAGTAGGCGATAAGCCTTTCACTTGCGCCGACGGTATTTTGGCCTTATATGCCGACTGGAGAGATGTCTCGACCTGGCCGAGCATACCGGGGCAGCAGGCTGTTAAGAAGCTGGCTGTAAAGCAGGGTGATCCTGATGCTAAGAATGGCGTTGTCGGCGCTTTCTGCCGTACTTACGATGTATATCGTGCAATGTCAGAATTGTTACCGGGAATATACGAGTCGGTTGATGATTCTTCAGAACGTTTCACCTATCTTGGCGGATCAACCACCGGCGGCGCTGTTGTCTACGAAAACGGCAAGTATTTATACAGCCATCATGCTACAGATCCGTGCAGCGGCAGGCTTGTAAATGCTTTCGACCTTGTACGGCTGCACAAGTTTGCGGATAAAGATGACGAGGCTTCAATAGGTACTCCGACAAACAGACTGCCTTCATTCAGTGCAATGTGCGAATTTGCGTGCGGAATAAATGAAGTTTCGGCACTGCTCAGTAAAGAACGGTATGATTCGGCGGTAAAAGATTTTGAGAATGTAAGCGGTACAGCTGATTGTGTTGAAGATGAAAACTGGATGCAGTTGCTTGAGAAAAGCACGCAGACGGGCGCAATACGCTCTACTATAGATAATGTGAAAATAATACTTGAGCACGATCCTTTGCTTAAAGGAAAGTTTGCTTTGAATGAATTTGCAGGCAGGGGCGAGGTGCTGGCGGCGTTACCGTGGGATAAGAACAATAAACGCAGGCTGTGGGACGATAACGATATAGCAGGGCTGTATTGGTATCTCGAACGTGTATATAAAATTACCGGCAACGGAAAGATAGACGGGGCGTTATCGCTCCATTCACACGCACACGCATTCAATCTTGTAAAAAACTATCTTACGGGGCTTAACGGTAAATGGGACGGAGTGCCCCGTCTTGATACGGTTTTCATTGATTATCTGGGTGCGCAGGATAACCCGTACAACAGGGCTGTTACCCGTAAGGCATTCACGGCCGCTGTTGCCAGAGCAATGGCGCCCGGTTGTAAGTTTGATAATATGCTTATCCTGACAGGTTCTCAGGGCATAGGAAAATCAACTTTACTTGATAAAATGAGCCGAGGGTGGTTCAATGACAGCATAAGGACGTTTGAGGGCAAAGAAGCAAGCGAGCTTCTTCAGGGCGTATGGCTCGTTGAAATAAGCGAGCTTGACGCATTCAGACAGTCAGATGTAAGCAGAATCAAGCAATTTCTCAGCTTACGGGCAGACCGCTTTCGAGCGGCTTACGGAAGAAATGTCAAGGAACTGCCCAGGTCGTGCGTGTTCTTCGGTACTACCAATAATACTGAGTTCTTACGGGATACAACAGGAAACCGCCGCTTCTGGCCTGTTGATACAGGAGAACAAAAGGCTGTGAAGAGCGTATGGCACGATCTTGATAACGAAATAGACATGTTATGGGCGGAGGCTCTGGTGAGATGGCAAGGTGGGGAGCCATTGTATCTCAGCGGTGAAATAGAAAGCGTCGCTAAGGACAAGCAGGAAGAACACAGAGAAGTATCAAGCAGAGAAAGTATAGTGCGTGCTTTCGTAGAAAAACAGATACCGAGCGATTGGCAGAAGTGGCCGCTTGACCGTAGAAGAATGTACTGGGGCGGTGCAGTTACCGGTGCAGAAAATCTGATGCTTGTGGAGCGCAGAAGCGTATGTGCCGCTGAGATATGGTGTGAGGCTTTAGGCGGAAACATCAAAGATATGAAAAATACAGACACCCGTGAGCTTAATGCTATCGTAGCTATGATGCCCGAATGGAAAAGGACGGAAAATCCTATACGTCAAGGACCTTATGGCGTAGTCAGAGGATTCAGAAAAACGTAACAATTTGTCGTAACAAACACGAAACAAAATAGGTTTTCGGTCAAAAACGTTACAAACGTTTGTAACAATTTGTAACAATTAAAAAGCAATTGTTACGAGAATTGTTACGCTATAAACCGCAGGGTTAAGCGAAAAATCTTAAAATGTAACAATTACAACAATTATTCTATATAGAGTAGTGTAAATAGAGGATTAGAGGGTATATATACGTTCTAATCCGCCTGTATGCACACGCGTATAGGAAAAATGCTGAAATTGTTACAATCAAAAAGGAAAAAAGAGGAATTAAAATTGCTTGAAAGTAATATTGAAAAATATCTCGTATCCAGAATTAAGCAGGAATGCGATGGTATGGCACTGAAGTTTGTATCACCGGGGTTTAACGGGGTGCCTGACAGAATCATATTTCTTCCCGGAGGAAAAATAGTTCTGGCGGAGCTTAAAGCGCCGCAGAAAAAGCTGAGAGCCTTACAGACTTATGTCTGTGATCTTCTTGAAGCAACAGGCGTAAAAGTGTTCAGAGCGGTCGATTCAAAAGAAAAGGTTGATAATCTGATAGAGGAGCTGAAAAGAAATGGTATATAAACCGCATAATTATCAGGCATATTGCATTGACAGGATAGTAAAAGATCCTGCGATAGGCTTGTTTTTACGCCCCGGGCTTGGTAAAACCTCAATCACTCTGTCGGCGATAAACACTCTGAAATATTATCACTGGAGTATCGGCAAGGCACTTGTGGTGGCCCCGAAAAAAGTTGCCGAGGGTACCTGGAGTAAAGAGGCAGGCAAGTGGGATCACTTGAAGCATCTCAGAGTAGTTACGGTTCTTGGCTCTCTGGCCAAACGTGTACGAGCTCTTAATACCCCCGGTGATGTGTATGTTATCAATCGTGAGAACGTCCCCTGGCTTGTCGAGTATTACCGGCAGGACTGGCCGTTTGATATGGTTGTGCTTGACGAAAGTACAAGTTTCAAGAACAGCAGCAGTAAGCGGTTTAAAGCAATGAAACTTATACGTCCGCTGTGCAAAAAGGTTATACTGCTTACAGGAACACCTTCATCAAAGGGACTTATGGATCTGTGGGCGCAGATATATCTCCTTGATGAAGGGGCGAGGCTCGGAAAAAACATCACGCAGTTCAGAGAGCGTTATTTCATAGCAAATACGCACGGCGGGCATTTTACGGATTACAAACCTAAAGACGACGCAGAGCCTGCCGTACTGAAAGCCATAAGCGATATCTGCATCAGTATGAAAGCAGAGGATTATTTGGAGCTGCCGCAGTGTATCGAGCATGAAATCCCGGTTATACTTGACGATAAGGTCAAAAAGGAATACGCACAGTTCGAGAGAGATTTACTGCTTCAGATAGACGAAAACACGATAACAGCACAATCGGCAGGCGTGCTTACGGGAAAGCTGCTTCAGTTTTGCAGTGGGGCTATTTATGATAATGATCACAAAGTTGTCAAGCTTCACGATTGCAAGATAGACGCATATATGGAGTACATAGAACGCCTTAACGGAGAACCTTGCATAACCTTTTACGGATTTCAGCATGACAAGGAGCGTATTCTTCAGGCACTTGCAAAGACAAAGCTTAACGTGAGGGTATATAACGGACCTGATGACGAAGATCTGTGGAATGCAGGCAAGATTGATGTTTTGCTTGTACATCCGTCAAGCTGTGCCTACGGACTTAATCTCCAGGCAGGCGGACGGCATATTGTCTGGTTTACACCTAATTGGAGCTTTGAACTTAATGATCAGGGCAAGTGCCGGTTATGGCGTCAGGGCTCGCCGTACGATAAGGTTTATGTGGCATATCTGGTTGTTCAGGGCTGTGTTGACGAGGACGTTATGGCGGCTATAAAGGACAGAACCGATACACATGAGACAGTTATGAGAGTGCTTAAAGCGAGAATACAGAAGCTGAAAGGAGAAATTTAAATGAGTAGTTTTTACGAGTGCGAAATGAGACCCGGTTGCGTTGCCAGCCACAATAGGTATGGCAGTGTTACGCTTGTCACAGCTCTTGTGACGGAAGATTATCCTCATCTGTGGGCTGTAGAGACAAGAGATGGTGAGTTAAAAATTATGCGTGAGGATGATTTGTACGATTTCGGATACTATGGGGAGTGATAGAATGACAAAGCAGAAACTTAAAGATTACCGCTACACCTGCAAGTGTATCAAGCAGGAGGAAAAATGAAAGCTGTATTAAAATATCCCGGCGCAAAGTGGCGAATATCCGAATGGATTATCTCACATTTTCCCGAACATAAAGTATACTGCGAGCCGTTTTTCGGCAGCGGAGCAGTATTTTTCAACAAGTCGCCAGCCTACATAGAAACGATAAACGATATAGACGGGAATATCGTAAACCTTTTTAAGGTGTGCAGGGATAACCCGGAGGAACTCGCACGGCTAATAGAATTTACGCCGTTTGCCAGAGAAGAATTTGAGAATTGTTACGATAAATCGGATGATCCCATAGAACAAGCTCGGCGAACGTTCGTGCGGTATCATCAGTCTTTCGGAACGAGCAACAGCAGTAAAAAGTCGTGGAGAAATGTTCAGACCTACGGAGGGCCGAGAACAGCAACCATGTGGAACTATCTGCCCGGAAGAATATCGGAGATTTGTGCAAGGCTTAAAGAAGCACAGATTGAAAATATCGACGCAATAGAGTTAATACGGCGCTACAACGATGAAAATACGCTTTTATATTGCGATCCGCCCTATCTGCAGAGCCTTAGAAAGAAAAATATGTATTCATGCGAATTGTCGGAGGAGTACCACATAAACCTGCTGAGTGTACTTAAAGAAAGCAAGTCCAAAATCGTGTTGAGCGGGTACGATAGTCAGCTGTACAACTCAATGCTTTCAGGGTGGAATACCGATGAGAAGCAGACAACGGCTCAGATGGGTAAACATCGAGTAGAAAAAATATGGTTTAATTTTGAGGAGGTACAATGACCGCTAAAGAATACCTATCACGCTATCACCTTATCAACATACGCATAAATCAAAAGATAGACCAGCAACGACAGCTCAGAGAGCTTGCAACGAACATATCGCCGTCATCGGGTGGTGGACACAGCAGCGGGGTATCTGACAAAGTGGGTACGGCTGTTGCAAAAATCGCAACGCTGGAGCAGGAGATAAACGCAGAGATAGACGAGCTTATCCGTGTGAAAGCTGAGATAGAGCGCACTGTCTCTGCGGTATCTGACGAGCGGTTAAGGCTGATACTGATAGCACGGTACATAAACTGTAAGACATTTGAGTATATTGCCTGTGAGATGCACTACTCGTATAAGCAGATATGCCGACTTCACGGTAAAGCACTTCTGAGAATGCAAGATGTCCTTGAATGTCCTATTGCATCTGTGATATGATTACGATAGAAAAGAAGCGAAAGCGTAGTGACCGAGGAGCGGCTAATAAGCCGCCAGGTCACCTTTTCTGTCAATTATGCGTACAAGAGTATCCATTGGACCTCCTTTTTCTTAGTCGAGCCGTCCGCTCTTCTGATTCTTTCGTGCGGACGGTGACGAATACTTCAAGCACTCTGCAAAGGGAGCTTTTCTTATATCTTAAATTTATGTTAAAAGCATGTTCAAGATGTGGCAAGATCCACAAGCCCGGAGAATGCACAGCCGGGATAAAGTATACACAGAAGATAAGGGACAGCGAAGCCGACAGGTTTCGCAACCGCAAGATATGGCGCAGAAAAGCTGATGAAATACTCGAGCGTGACGGTCACTGCTGCAGGGTGTGCCTGTCGGCAGGCGTTATCAACAGCACGGATCTGTCTGTGCATCATATTGTACCGCTAAAGGTCGATTATGACCGCAGGCTTGATAACGACAATCTTATAACGCTTTGCCGCTATCATCACGAGGCGGCGGAACGTGGGCGTATCAGCAGGCAGGAACTGGCAACTATGATTTGTACCGTCGATTTTTCACACCACAACATATAGTGGTATTATGCTATACATCACAATATATAGTGTACCCCCTACCCTTGCGATTTTTGAGGGGTCCCGGTCTGACATCTGACCGCCACCTCTTTACACAATATATTCCCGATATGACTTTGAGAGGAGTGAGTATATGCCCAGAGGAGCAAAAACAATAGACAACTGCGCAGGACACAGGACAAAAAAAGAAAAAGAAGCCCGTGAGAAAGCTGAAGCGGCTATGCTCACAGGGCAGAGATGCTTCGAGCGTGACTGTGTAAAGACAGATCCGATAGCGCACAAGGAGTACCTGCGGCTGACAAAGTTACTCAGCACGATACAGAAAAACGATGCACTGTACGGAGCAAGCATCAACAGATATTGCGAGCTGTACAGCGAAGTAAACGCTGTCAAAGCGGATGCGGTAACGCAAAGAGCAGTGCTGTCGAAGATTGAGATAGCTTTTAACAATTTGCCGGACGAAGAAGCGACAGGCGATGAGCTGATGAAGTTTACAAAGCTGATGTCCGGAGCTCTTGCAAAGATAGCCGATCTTGACAAGATAATAATGCAGAAACGAAAAATGATGAGCGACATTGAAAAGGAAAACGGTTGGACAGTGCTTTCCGCTATCAGAGCAATACCGAAGCAGGCGGAAAAGCCCGAAGATGACGCTTTAATGAAGATATTACAGGGAGGTGAGAGCAGTGAAACTGTTTGATAAGATATTCAGACGTGAACGTAACACTGAAGGCACGGATATTGAAGTGGCTTTCGGGCTAAAGCAGATAAGCAATATAACGAGAGAACAGGCGCTTGAAATCCCTGCGGTTTCAGCGGCTGTTAATTTTATAGCCGGAACAATAGCGAGCCTGCCGATAAGGCTGTATAACAGCAATGACGAAGTTCAGACAGCGGCGGAAATCACTGAGGATAACCGTCTGTATCTTCTGAACGAAGAATCGGGCGATACTCTGAACCCGACAGAAATAAAGCGTGCGGTTATCCGTGATATGCTCCTTGACGGAACGGGATATATGCACATAGAGCGGAGCGGAAACGAGGTTTCGGCTCTCCGATACGTCCGTGACAGTGCTGTAAGCGTGGAAAAGAACTCTGACGCTATTTATAAGACGCTCCGTATGCTCGTTGACGGCAGAGTGCACAATCCGTGGGATTTTGTCATTCTCAGCCGTAACAGCGTTGACGGCGGAAAGGGAGTAAGCATACTTGCCGAGAATCCCACGCTCTTGACATCAAGCTATATGCTGTTACAGCTTGAAAAGGCGATGAGCCGCAGAGGCGGTAACAAGAAGGGCTTTCTGCGCACAGAGCACAGAGTAGACGAGCTAGCGATGAAGGATATACGTGAAGCATGGAGAAAGCTTTATAGCAACAACGGCGACGGTATGATGATACTGCAGAACGGGCTCGACTTCAAGGAAAGCAGCTCCACCGCCGTTGAGATGCAGTTAAATCAGAACAAGGTGACAAACGCTGAGCAGATAGCAATGCTGTTTGGCTTATCTCCCGATGTGCTGTCGGGCAGAGCCGATGACAGAACGTATATCAACAGCATAAGGACAGCCGTATTACCTGTCGTTTCAGCGTTTGAAATGGCGCTTAACAGGGCACTGCTCCTTGAGAAAGAAAAGCATAGTAAGTATTTTGTCATAGATACTTCTGAACTGCTCAAGGCTGATATTCTGACACGCTATCAGGCATATCAGATAGGCCTTGCGGCGAATTTCTTACAGCCTGACGAGATACGCTTCAAGGAAAATCTTGCGCCACTCGGACTTGACTTTATCAAGCTTGGCCTTAACGATGTACTTTATGATCCGAAAACAAAGCAGATATACACGCCGAATACCGACAGTCACGCTAAAATTGATGATGCAGGCTTGCAAAGCGGCGATGAGGGTGATATAATAGCAGAAAAGAGATACAACGATAAGCACGATGAAAAAGGACTGTTTGCAAGGAAGGACGGCGGTGCAATCAAATCCGTTACGGTAAGCGAGGACGGCACGGTAACAACGGTTTACAAGCCGCAGGCTAAAACAAAATATGCACCGTCACCGCAGAGAAATCACAGCGGTATACAGGTAAAGCCAAAGACTTATGCAAAGCTGTGCGGAGAGTTTAATACGAAGTATCCGGGAAGTAGAAAAGGATTTCAAGGTACGGTTTTCAAAGGAAAATATCAGTACTTGGCAACTTCAGACGGAGAAGGCGGAGTGATTATAAACCGTAAAATTAAATTGTGATAGGAGAATTTGAGTATGACAAAACGACAATTTGAAAAGTATAATACGGCATATCAAAGTCTTTTAAAACAGCGGTATATAGAAAAAATACCTGAAAACAATGACACCGATGACAACTATGATCTGTTTAGTAAATTTCTGTTTGTCTTAGTTGCTCCCGAACAATATGAAGTAGAGCCTTTAATGCTGGAATATGTGAAGAATCACGAAGACGCAACTGTGGAAGAATTGCTGTCTTACTTTGACAGTATCGCTCCTCCGGGCTTGCCACCCTGCGCTTCTGAGTGGGAAGATGACGAGGACGAAGAATGAAGCTGAATTATGATTGCGTCCGCAGTGTACTGCTTGCCGTTGAAAAGGCTGAAATGATAGACGAAAATTTATCCTTGACACCGCTTAAAGTCTTTGAGCTATTTGACGGGTTGCCGGAATACAAAGACAACGAGATACTTTACACCGTTGAGAAGCTGAAAGAAGCCGGCTATATAAATGCCACAATTCAATTTGCGGCAGGTCACTATATTGACGGGTTTATCAGCAGTATCACATACAGCGGTCACGAATACTTAGACAATATCCGTGACCCTAAAGTGTGGAGAAAAGTAAAAAGCGTGCTTGCTAAAGCAGGTGCAACCACACTGCCGCTTATTTCACAGGCGGCGCAAATGCTTATCGGCAGTCAGCTGACTGTAAACTGAATATGACGACCGCTCTTTAAGGGCGGTTTTCTTATACCTGTGTGCAATTGATTGCACAAAACTTAATAATTTTACCGCTCCACGAGGGCGGTATTTTTATACCTGAAATATGAAAGTGAGGTTTTTAAACATGAACAAAATTAAGAAAGTTATTATTGCCGCAGTCGGTGTTTTACTGTCAGCGGTTCTTCTGTGTGGTTGTACCGAAGCGAGTAGAGTAACATGCAATGTGCAGAAAGAAGCTGATAATTTCAATGTCACAAGGCGGCTGTCGGTTATAAACGCAAGAAGCGATAAACCTGTACTTGAAATTATCGGCAACTTTTCTCTTTCAAACAACAGCAAGAATTAGCTGGTTGTAACAATAGAAACAGCTCCAAATGTGTATAAAGTTGATTATGTGTATCTTAACGACTGGACAATGTACACTGTAGAAGATGTAAGTGGAGCATACGTTGACAAATATCATTACGAGATCAATTTCTTGCCTGAAATGATTGTGCCGATTACATTCACAAGCAAAGACTGATAATTTTACCACTCTGCAAAGAGCGGTATTTTTATACCCACAACACAGAAAGGAGTGATAAAAATGAAAATCGAAATCCGTTCCGCTGATCTTATGCACATCAGCGGATATGTAAACGCTGTCGAGCGTGACAGCAAGCAGCTGCCTGCGTCAATGGCGCCCGGCATGACAACGCCGTTTGTCGAGCGCATCGTAAGCGGTACGTTTGCGAAAAGTCTTAAAGATCATCCAAAGGTCGAGTTGAGGTTCAATCACAGCAAGGTGCTTGACACTACAGACGGAACGCTTAAACTGCGTGAGGACAGCATAGGACTTCACGCAGAAGCCGACATCACCGACAGAGAGGTAATTGCTGAGGCGAGGGCAGGACATCTGACAGGGTGGAGCTTCGGCTTTTCGGGAGCACAGGCGCACATTGAGCCGTGTGATGAGGGAGTTCAGCGCAGAATGATTACGGGACTGACACTGCATGAGGTGTCAATCCTCAACCGCAACCCCGCATACATCGCAACGTCAATAGAAACAAGAGGCGAGGAAACGACCGTGACGGAACAGCGCAGTGCTGAAAACGATAAGGTCGAAGTAACAGACGAAATCCGGGAGTTTATCCCCGATTACAGCAAGGAAATTGAAATTTTACAGCTTATGTCGGATTACTCCGACGGAAAGGAAACAGTATGAATTTAAAAGCACTCATCGAAAAGAGAAATGCTCTTATCGCCGATATGAAGTCACTCTGCGATAAGGCTACAGCAGAAACAAGAGCGATGACAACAGAGGAGCAGACAGACTATGACGCTAAGAAGTCGGAAGTCGAGGCACTGAACAAGACAATCCGCTCAATCGAGGAGCAGAACGCTCTTAATCTGAACTCTGCAAAGTCAGACGGCACAGCAACCGACAAGGAGCAGGCAGAGACAAGAGCTTTCGAAAATTATCTGCGTACAGGTCAGATAGTCGAAACAAGAGAAGATGTCAATCTGACAAAGGGCGATAACGGCGCAGTCATCCCTGCAACTATCGCAAACAAGATAATCCATAAGGTTATCGACATCTGCCCTATCTATCAGATAGCAACAAGATACACGCTCGGCGGCACTCTCTCGATTCCCTATTACGACGAAGAAACGCAGGCTATCTCAATGGCATATGCCACAGAGTTTACGGATCCTGTAAGCACATCAGGCAAATTCCTCAGTATCGAACTCAAGGGCTATCTTGCTCGTGCATTCTGTAAAATTTCAAGAAGCCTTATCAATAACTCGCAGTTTGACATTGTTTCATACGTTATTAACAAAGTTGCAATTGCAGCGGCAAAGTGGATCGAAAACCAGCTTATCAACGGCGCAGCAAGCAAGATAGACGGTCTTGCCGCAGGCGTTACACAGGTGGTAACGACCGCATCGGCGACAGCTATCACGGCAGACGAGCTTATCGACCTGCAGGAAACAATCCCCGATGTATATCAGGACAATGCCTGCTGGATCATGAACAGGACTACAAGAACCGCTATAAGAAAGCTCAAGGACAACGAGGGCAGATATATCCTTAATCCCGATGCAACGGCAAAGTGGGGCTATACGCTGTTCGGTAAGCCCGTATACACAACCGACAGCGTATCGGCTATCGCTTCCGAAAAGACAGCTATCTACTACGGCGATATGAGCGGCCTTGCAGTTAAGACCTCCGAAGACGTGTCTATCCAGGTACTCAACGAACAGTACGCAACACAGCACGCTGTTGGCATTCTTACATGGATAGAGATTGACGCAAAGGTCGAGAATGCCCAGAAGATTGCCGCCCTTAAGATGAAGAAGGCAGGAGGCTAATAACCTATGACAGTAAAGGCAACGACCAACTTTTCAGGCACCGTCAGTATGGCAAAGGGCGAGGAGCGTGAGCTTCCCGCCGGTCCTGTGCTGAACGACCTGCTCTCCTGCGGGTACATAGTGCCTGTGGACAAGGAGGAGAAAAGTGAAGCTAAGCGAGGTAACAAGCGCAAAGATTAAGGCATTCTGCGGTGTCAGCGATGACGAGGACGGAATGCTTGAAATCTGTGCCGGAGCGGCGAAATCCTATATCAAGGGCTATACGGGGCTTGACGATGCGAAAATAGACGAATATGAAGACATCACGGTGGCTTACTTAGTACTTATAAACGATATGTATTCCTCTCGTGACTTCTCGTCCGACAGAGCGTCACAGAACCCCGTGACCGCTCAGATACTCGCCCTGCACAGCATAAATCTGCTGAACGGAGTGAATGAGAATGACATTTAACAGAAAAATCACGCTCATATCCTCCGAGCAGAAAAACGGCTCGCAGGGCAAAGCGGACAGGGCGGTAAAGACCGTATACGCAAAGGTTTCCGAGCCCGGTGTAACGGCAAAATATGCCGCCGAAACGGCAGGGTACAAGTCGGAGCTTACGGTGTATATGTGGAGACGTGAATACAGCGGTCAGTCGGTCGTACAGATTGACGGCAGGCGGTATCACGTCGAAACAACCGGAGCGGCCGACAGCGATCTGCATATAAAGCTGATACTGACGAGAGAAGGCTGACAATGATAACAGAAAAGATTGATTCGGCACTCTCGGTGGTATTCGAGCATTTTTACAGCTATATGCCCGAATTTGAGGACGGCAAAGAGCCGGAGAAGTATGCGGTGTACAATTTATCGTACAGGGATACGTTCTTCAGCTCCGGCAGGGCAAATATACGGCAGTATTCCTTGTCTGTGAGCGTATTTTCGCCACAGGCAGACATTGAGCTGTATGACAAAACGCAGACGGCGATAGAGAATGTAGGCGGTATATTTACCGGCACTACCGATTTATCGCAGTTTGATGTTTATCCCAACAGAAAAATTTTAGTCATGGAGTTTACGCTCTATGAGGAAAGGACATAACTATGGCAAAAGTAATACAGGGTACAGATCGTAAGTCGGCTGTATGCACCAAGCGTTTTGCGTATGCACCGCTGACAACGGATAACGCCGATACACTGGCATACGGTGACGTGACCGAGATCAAGGACATACTTATCACAACAAAGTACACGCCTAAAATGAACAGCGCATCGCAGTATGCGAGCGGCGTTGAGGTTGACAGCTATGTAGCTAAGGCAGGCGGCGCGCTTGACGTAACAATTGTGAACACAAACTCCGCTGACGAGGTGGCACTTTTCGGTGCAAAGGTAAATACGTCAACAGGCGTACTTGAAAGCGGTAAGGATGATGTTGTACCCGATGTAATGTGCATCTACAGCACTATGACATCAGACGGCAAGATAAACCTGTATAAGTTCCCCAAGTGCAAGTTCACTTCACAGGGCGAGAACGTACAGACAACCGATGAGAACGGCGTAACATTCAACAGCCTTGCACTGCAGGCAAACTACAAGGCGCTTATTAACACGGGCGTTGATATGTACTGCGTAAAGGGCCTTGATCCCGTTACAGACAAGGCGAGCATTGACGCATGGTTTGCGACCGCTTCAGGCGTTATTGTAGCTGAAGCGTAAAAAAGTACAGATATGACGGGGCGGGAAACTGCCCCGAAAATTATCTATAAAGGAGATTCGATGTGTTCACAGAACTTTTAAACAAGAAAATTTACATCACAGATACTTTATATCTGCGATATGACATAAAAGCGTTTATAGAAGCGGAAGAAAAGGGCATCAGCCCGTTTGAACTGACATTTCCTCTGCCGCTTGACTACATCAGAGCGGGGCTCAGGTGTTGCTTTGATGAACTGGGAGCCGACCCTGTAAAACGTTCCGAGATAGTGGCATATATGATAAAGGAATTGTCGCAGGAATACCTGCAGGACAGGGTGCTTGCCGCTACGACCGCCGCACTTCCTGCGCCAATAGTGGGGAGTAAGCCGACAGAAGAAAAGCCCGACTTCAAGAAGCTTCGCAGTCTGTTTATAGATATTATGGGACGGACGGAGAACGAATTCACATATTCCACGCTGTACGAAATAACGGACAGATGGAACGACTACGCAACGTTTATGGGGTACAAAGCCCCGACAGAGAGGTTTGTACAGTATGACGATTAAAGACAGCCGTGCGTACAAATATGCCGTGTGGGCGTCGCAGGACAGCTCCGGTAAGGTCGGAAGATACGTCAGAAAACAGTGCGCCGAATGGCTTAAAGCTGTCGATGACGGTTATGTAGATGTTCAGGAATGGAACAAGATAACCGCACTGCTCAAAGCCATACAGCACCCGGACTTAGGCCGTGATATGTACTCATCGCTTGAAGATTACAGTCTGCTTTTTATCTATGCGGTGCTTTGCACGAAAACAGACGGCAAGCTGTATTACAGCACGGGACTGCTCGAAATTGCCCGAAAGAATTACAAGACGTTCACAGCGGCGGTAATATTTATCATCGGTATGCTGACACTGCCGAGATTTTCTCGTCTGTTCTCTGTAGCTCCCGACTTAAAGCTGTCGAGCGAGCTGAAAGTAGCTATCAAGAAAATCATAAAATCCTCTCCGCTGCTTGAAAAGCATTTCAAGGTCATGCGGTCCGAGATCAGATGTTTGATGTGTGATACGGAGTATACGCCGCTTGCGTACAGTAAGGATAAGCTGGACGGTAAGCTTGCGCATCTGTTCCTTGCCGATGAAGTCGGTGCTATGGACGGCTATCCTGTTGAAGCTATGCGCTCCTCGCAGATCACGCTTAAGAGCAAGCTCGGAATACTGATCTCCACACAGTATCCGAATGATGATAACGGCTTGAAGGATGAAATAGATATAGCCAAGAAACAGCTTGACGGGGTGTACAGCTCCGGCAAGAAATATTTTGCATTGCTGTATGAGCCGGATATTGAGCTTGTACCCGACTGGAAGACGAACGACAGCGTGCTGTACCAGTCGAACCCTGTAGCTGTCGATAATGCGGATCTGTTCTCGGAACTGAAAGACAACCGTCAGCTTGCTGTGCTGTATGAAAACAAGCGTGAGAACTTTCTCTGCAAGCACTGTAATATTCAATACAAGGGCGTAGGCAGTGAAGGCTATGTTGACCTTATATCCGTGCAAAACTGCTCTGAGGACGTGCCGGACGAGTTCTGGCGGGGTAAGATAGTCTATCTCGGACTTGACCTCTCACAGACAGAGGATAACACGGCGCTCGCTATGATATGCTATCACGAGGGCAAGATATATGTTAAATCGGTAGCGTTTGTTCCTGCCGAAAAGGTTGAGGAAAAATCGGTAAAGGAACACGTTAATTACAAGACGCATATTGCAAACGGTGATTGCTTTGCGTGCGGCGATTACATCATAGATTACGGCTTTGTCGAGAATTACATACTGACGCTGAAAAAAAAGTACGGCGTTATTATTGCTCAGCTTGGCTTCGACCGTTGGAATGCGCTCTCCACAGTGCAGAAGCTTGAAAGCGCAGATGATCCGATAGAGTGCGTAGAGATACGACAGCATTCAAGCGTGCTTCACGCTCCGACAAAGTGGCTCAAGGAGCAGATACTCACGGGAAATATAGTGTTTGCAAAGAATGAACTGCTTGAAATAAATTTCAGCAACGCCCGCTGTACAGAGGACACAAACCTGAACAAGTACGTCAATAAGAAGCGTTCCGCAGGCAAGGTCGATATGGTGGTATCGCTGATAAATGCGGTGTATCTGCTTCAGCAGGAGATACTCAACGGTGACTGTGGCGTGTTTGTGCAGTATTGACAATATTCTCCGCTTGCTGTATAATGTAGGCAGAAAAGGAGGAAATACTTATGTATTTGAAATTGTTAACTATGAGTGGACAGGCAGCGACAGCGTCCAGTGCATCGTTATCCCCGATTTTTTCGGCTGTGCTTATAGGAATAGCGTTAGGTGCCTTCATTTTTTATGGCATTTGTAAAATTGGAATACCTAAGAATGCAGACAGAAACGAGAAATACTATTTGCAGGGGATTTACAGATTTTTAGCGGTAATATGCTTGATTATTGTGATTTCTGCATGTGTAGGGCTGACAATGGCAATATCGATGTTTATTTAATGCAAAAAAGAGAGGTCACTTATGTATTTGAAATTGTTGACTACTGATTACGCAACCACTACCACGAATGGTATACTTATTTTGATTATGCTGCTTATATGTGCGGCTGGTGTCTATTGCTTTTATCGCTTAATAAAACGTAGCAAATTAAACAAACAGTATATTGAAGAAAGTGGTTACAAAGTCACAGATGAATTGGGCGATCTTAAAGTAGATAAAAATAATTCTGTCTGGTGGGTAAAGAACTATTTTGGTGAGCCTATAATTCATAACTTCGGCGAAGTGATTGATTATGAACTTGTCGTAAACGACAACACCGTCAAAGGAAAAGGCGCATTTTCAAGAGCTGTTGCAGGTGGATTGCTATTCGGCGGTGTTGGAGCAGTGGCAGGAGCTTCAACAGCAAAACGGGTAACTGTTGTTACGGCACTATATATCAATGTGTATCTGAAAGACGGCACACTTGAAAGAATAAACTTCATTAACACCGCAACTAAAGCAGATTCTTTTACATATAACACGATGAAGGATTGTGCTGAAAAAGCCAGTGCTTTGTTTACGGCTATGATTGCGGACAATGAAAGCAAAAACGCCTCTCCTGCTCAGGCTATAAGTGCGGCAGATGAGATAGCAAAGTACAAAAGACTGCTTGATGACGGCGCAATAACCGAAGAAGAATACAACACAGTGAAAAAGCAGACTTTTGAAAATGGTACAAGCGGACTGACTGAATATGATACGTTTTTCACGAAAGTAGCCGGCGTAACGCATAACGGCATACAGCTTATATTGCCAAAATTAAAAAGTGGTTTACCCTTGTGCTTTATCAGGGAAGCAGATAATCCTTATGACAATAACGCTATAAGGGTAGAGTGCAATGGCAGAAAAATCGGATATTTGCGAGCTGAATTAGCAGCTGATTTAGCGCCTATTGTAGATAATGGCGGTGCGATAACAGGCACTATCGCAAAAATAACAGGCGGCGACGGTGCCTCGTATGGCTGTAATATTGAAATTACAGTATGGACAAAACTTTAAGATTAAGCACATCTGAGAGGGTGTGCTTTTCTTATGCGAAAAAATTAAAAAAGTTTTCAAAAATCTCTTGACTTTTGCGTACGCAAATGTTATAATAATGACAGTGGAAAAAGAAAGCCACTAATAACGGGGCAAGCCGAGAAAGGAGAAACAAATGGACGAAATGAACGATACCGTAAGACTTGTGATTAAAGCGATAATCCAGATAATCAAAGACAGCAAAGACAAAGACGAAGCACTTAAAAAATTAGAAGCCCTGCTCAAGTAAAGCAGGACTTCCACAGAAACTATAAGCCGGGCGGACTTGCCGCCGCCTTGCTTATATTATTATATCACGGCTTGCTCCTTTCTGTCAAGAAAGGGTGTGATTAAAATAAGCGAAAACGGCAAGAAAAAAATGGGTAGACCGATTAAAAGTGAAGAGCCAAGAAATGTCAGTTTGCATTTACGAATATCGCAGGGTGAAGCAGAACGCATAACAAGATGTTCAGAGCGTTTAGGTCTTAATCGTACGGAAACTATAATGCAGGGCATAGAATTACTTGAGAAGAAAAAATAAAAAAGCGAGTTTGTTGTCTCCGCTAAAAGTACAAACAAACTCGCCCACAAGACAGATTGCTCTATCTGAAATCTATTATACTCGGATAGAGCCTTTCTGTCAAGTCAGAAAGGAAGTTTATTATGGAAAATATTATCGCAAAGACAAATGAACAGTTCGGAACAATAAGACAGATAAGTGGTACACCTACTCTTTGGTGTGGTTCTGATGTGGCTAAGGCGTTAGGTTATGCAAGACCGAACGATGCTATATCAGCTCATTGCAGGTGTACGGTAAAACGCCGTATACCTCACCCACAGTCCCCAAGTAAGCAGTTAGAGGTCAGTTTCATTCCCGAAGCCGATGTTTACCGTCTTATCTGCCACAGTAAATTGCCGTCTGCTATGGCATTTGAAAAGTGGGTGTTTGAGGACGTTGTACCGAAAGCTGTACACGGAAATGTTAAACAGTCTGACACAGAGCAGTTGACGCTTGAAACAGCAGAGTATCACTATTACGACAAGACGTACAGGAGAGAGCCGGTGCTGACATCTGCGGATATGTGTTATTTTACGCATAAAGAACGTTATGTGATAAACAGTTGCATACATCAGACGATAAAAGACAAGGACTATTTCCTTTTGAAAGACGATGAACTCAGAGCATTTAAAACAGAGAATCCGAGCGTTCCCAAAATGTCGGCGCAGCTTTTTATTGTTACTAAAAGCGGTTTTACTAAGATAATAAAAATGCTTGGTGAGCATATAGCGTTGCCTGGTTGTTTTGAGATAGTGCCGCTAAAGCCGAAAAATCCGTTCCCTGAGTATCGTGAGAAAAAAGCACTTACCACTTGTGATATTGATGAATTGTTCGATAAGTACAGTATCAATATGACGGGCGATGATGTTATTCCACGCAAAACTATGATTGAACTTTTTGGGAAAAACATAATCAGTGCGGTTGATGCACACAAAGAGAATAACTCGTGCAAATTTGTTTATTTTGACCGCATAGAGAGCAAATCTTATGATTTTTGCTGGAACTTGATGGGCTACACTCGTAAAGGAGTTACCCTTGCGGTTACTATACATAATGCGTTGACATTAGGCAAATGTTGGGCAAGCGCAAAATCGTCCGAAGGCGATGATAAAGTAGAATGCTTATAAATGTGCAGTAAATTGCCCAAAACTGAATAAATCATCCACTCCGAAAGGGGTGGATTTTTTATACCCAAAACACCGAAAGGAGCAAGAAAATGTCTGATGATTTATTCACTCTCGACTTGTCCGGAATGGACCTTAAAGATCTCATTCAAGTAGTAAACGAAATGGACAGTAAGCTGAACAACAAAATTATCCCCGAAATTCTTGAAGAAGTCGGCGATGAACTGATAGACGAAGAACGGCGAATGCTGCAGGGCAGGTCAAATAAAGACGGCTCTCCGACAAAACTCAGCGGTCTGCTGACGAAGCAGATAACAAAAACAGGCAAGCTGTATAAGGTGAAAGCCGGATATGACACAGCTACAATTAAAGCGCATCCTGAAAGCGTGATTATCGAGTTTGGCAGACCGGGCTAGAAAAGCCGCAAGAAAGGCGGCAAGGATAAGCTTGGCAGAAAGATAGGCGCTGTGCAGTCATACTCACACATCAGAGCGGCGCTTATATCGAAGAAGAAAGCTATCACGGAGCTTGCAGAAAACCGCTTCCGTGATGAAATAGAAGAACTGTGGGAAAAGGGAGGTAAAAAATAATGGCACAGGAACTTACTGCGAATTTTGGGGCAAACAGCACGAAATTTTCTAAGGGCGTACAGGAAATAAAAGCCCAGCTTACCGAGCTTAACAAAGCCCTTGAAACGAACAAGAAAGAGCTTGCCGATACAAACAAAAAAACAAAGGAATACGAAAAAGAACTTGATCAGCTGAAGACAGCCGAGAAAGAAAACGGCACAGCTACAAAAGAACAGAAAGCCCGGATGGCAGAACTTGAAAAGGAGATTGACAAGGCACGCACCAGAGCCGCACAGCTTAAAACCGAGCAGATCGATTTAAAAAACGGGCTTAAAAACACCACAAACGAACTAAAAAAACAAAAAGCAGGCGTTTCCGATATATCCAATGAAATGGATAAGTTAAAAACTATGGTAACGGGCTTTATAGCGGCTTACGGCGGCAAAAAGCTCTGGGAAATGCTGATCGGCTCTAACGCCGAAATGGAACAGTATACAACCTCGCTTGAGGTTATGCTCGGCTCTACCGAAAAAGCGTCGGCTATGATAGAGAAGATGCGGGACTTTGCCGCAAAAACGCCGCTGACACTGGACAATGTAATATCCAGCGGTACTATGCTGATGAGCTATGGTGTGGATGAAAGCAATCTTATCGACACTATGACAAAGCTCGGAGATCTCGCAAGCGGTAATGTCGAAAAAATGGACAGAATAACGCTTGCTTACGGTCAGATGCTTGCAAAGGGCAAGGTCACAGGCGAAGAACTTATGCAGATGACGGAGGCAGGAGTACCGCTTCAGACAGCACTTGCCGAAAGCATAGGTGTAACCGGTGAAGAGTTCTCAAAAATGGTATCAAAGGGTGAGGTCGGCATAGACGCACTGAACAAGGCTATAACTGGGCTTACAACGGGTGACGGCAAGTTTGCGGGAATGATGGAGAAGCAATCCGAAACTATGCAGGGTATGCTTAGTACCTTGCAGGATAACATATCCGAGTTCTTCCGCAAAATGGGCGAGGGCGCTTTCGGAGAAGTAAAGTCGGTATTGCAAGATGTCAGCGACCAGCTGGCAGAATGGGAGCAGGACGGAACGTTCGACAGATGGGCGCAGGGAGTAGGCGTACTGCTGAAAAACCTTGTCGCTTTTCTGAAAACGGCTATTTCTGTAGGTCTTGACTTCAAAGAAGCAATAATAGCAGGCGCTGTGGCGCTCGGTACGTTTAAGGTTGCTATAGGAATTGGAAATGTTATAAGCACAACGGTTTTGAGAATAAAAGAGTTTGGCATTGCAACAGAACTTGCGACAATCAAGCAAAAAGCTTTTAATGCAACCGGTGCGGCTAATCCGTATGTGCTTATGGCTTCGTTGTTAGCTACATTGGTGGTTGACACAATTGCATTCACTTCTGCGTCGGATGATGCAAAAAAGTCAATAGATGAATTGAAAGATTCGGCGAACGGAGCGAAAGACAAGGCAGATGAACTATCCGATGTACTTGAACGTTATAAGACCATTAGTAATAGCACAGGCACAGCGGCAGAGAAAACAGAGGAACTCCAGTCGTTACAGAAACAGCTGAATGATACGTACAGCACTACAGCTGAAAAGCTTGATCTCGTAAACGGAAAATATGAGGATAATATCGAAAAACTGCAAGAAGCAACAAGGCAGGAAAAAGAGTTAGCATTAGCAAAAGCACAATCGTATTACGATGAATTAGCGTCCTCTGATGCAAATCGAAACTATGATGATGTTCACAGTGTAGATTCTGACGAGGATATGAGTGCCGTGAGCAAAATAACAATTGCCACACACAAAGATCATGAAGGTACAGGCAGAGGAGCATATAAAACTTATCCGCTTTTTGGCGATGCTAATTTGTACGATCAAGTAACTGGAACTGCTCGTCAGCGAGCCGATTATTATAAAGATGTTGTAACAAGGCTTAAAGAAGCAAATCTCGAAGCAACGGAAGCCTATAAAAATTACAACGATTTATGGATTAAGTATGAAGATGAAGCACAGAAAATAGAAAAAGCCAAAGTTTCTGTTGATGAATTAACTGATTCAATCGAAAAATCATCAAAGAAAACCGAAGAAAACACCGATAAAAAAAACAACAACATAAAGACTACCGAAGAACTTGCCGACAGCACATCAACACTCATTAAGAACCTTAACGAGCTGGCTTCCGCCTACGCAGAGCAGGGAAAGAACGGCAACATATCCTATGACACTATGCTGAAGCTTATAGACGCAGGGTATACGCAGTGCATAAGCCTTGACAACGAAACAGGCAAGATAAAACTGAATACACAGGCGTACAAGGAGCTTGCAAAGGCAAAGCTTGCTTCACAGATAGCGGAGTACGATGCGACGATCGGCACGTCCGACACACCGAATATTAACTCATACTACGATCAGCAGGAATGGGAAGCAAAAAAGGATCTAAGGCTCAAGCGTGATGCACTGAAGGCAATGTATGACAACTTCGATACCTATATGGAAGCAGGCAGTTTCAGTGGGTCTGGCAATTCTTCATCATCAAGCAGTTCCGATAACGAGTTTAAAAAGGCATCTGAGGCATATAAGACCGAAGCAGACAAGAAAATAGCCCTCATAAAGCGTGAGCTTGAAGCAAAGAAAGAGCTCCGTGACACTACTATAAAAGCGATTGACGATGAAATCGAAGCCCGCAAACGTTTGAATGAGGACAACGATCTTGAAAAGCAGATAAACGAAGTTAAAGCACAGCTTAAATACAGCCAGCTTGACGAATTCTCCCGTGAGCAGATGGAGAAAAAACTGCAGGGATTGTACGATGATAAGGCGGAAAAGAACTGGCAGAGAAACGCACAGGCACGAAAGGACGCCGCAAACGCTAAATACGACACCGAGCAGAAAAGCTACAACAATCAGATCAGCGCAATCAACGAAAGTCTGAAAACCGTACAGCAGATAATGTCTGCTATGGCGGACGGTTCAAAATCCGTTGAAAGTATCGTGAACAACAATAATACACGGAACAATACAGCAAACGTTTATCTTATCGGTACGGCTCTGACAATGGCTCAGATAACAAAGGCGGTCAAGGACGCACTGATGGACGATATTGTAATCAGATAGGAGTAAAGTATGGAGAAAATCACATTTTCAACCGTTCTCGGCACGGCAGTAACGATAGACAATGTCAACACATCATCCGATGCAGACGGGTACATACCGCTTCACCTGCTTAGCTTTGAGGGAAATGCGCTCGGATATAAGCACGACAGCTCCGAGCGTGTAGGCTTTGACGGTGCGGGATTTTACGGCGCAAAAGCAAATATCCGTACTATCATCGCAGAAATCGCTCTGCTTCCTCGCAGCGGAAAGCCGGCTACGATGTACGAGCTTCGCAGAAAACTCCTGCGGTACTTTCCCGCCGGCGTTGAAGGTACGCTGAAATACACGAACAGCGCCGGCAAGACATATCAGATTGAGGGCGTTGTCAGTGAGCTTCCTGCGGTAGAACGGCAGGCAGGAGTGCTATGTACCGCAAAAATAACAATCCTGTCATATGTTCCGTTCTGGCGTGTAAAAGCGGCAGATGTGGAGGTGTTAGCAGGCGCAGGAAAAACGCAGTCGGTAAATTTCACAGCGCAGACGGAGGACAAAGTGCCGGCTATGCTCAGTATAACGGCAACATCTGTTATGACGGGTACCGACACACATTCGGCAATAATTACGCTTTCGGGACGTGAAATGCCTGTATCGTACAATAGCATGAGTATCTCAGGTAAAGAACCGCAGGGAACATACAGAGGTATCAGCGGAGAACTTCAACTGACAAAATATCTGAACCCAAGTGATGTGATAAACATCGACTGGGGACTTCTCGGCAAGGTGTATATACCGTATTCGCAGCGTTCCGGCATTGACCTCATAAAGTCAACATCGCAGTATATCTATCCCGGCACTAATACTTTGTCGGTAAAGAACATTGCAACAGCGGGTACGATAAAAGCAAAGCTGGTACGTTTTGATTATGTAAGGAGTATCTGATGATAGTTAGAGTATACGATTTTTTATCGGCAGAGAAGCCGAAATTCTCGCAGAATCTTGTCGGCATCGTATCTGATGTTGAAAGTTTCAAGTATACACGCAGAGCATACGACATCGGCAGTTTCGAGATGACATTACCTACACACGCAGATGAAGCCGGATGTATACAGCCGGACCGTATGCTGATAGTCGGGGAAAAGCTCGGTCAGACATATATAGCAAGCGACCCGACAAAGCGTATAGTAAGAGGAACGTTTCTTTATGTTACAGACATTGAGAAGAAGGATGATAAGATAATCGTCACCGGATATGATCTGAAGTATCTGTTTGCACTTCGTGTCACGCTTTTTCCAAAAGAAGAGCAGGACAAGGGAACATACGGCTATTACGTCACAAGCGGCACGACATTTTCGTGTATCTCGGACATCATTAACTACAATATCGTAAACGCTACAGACAGCGACAGACAGATATACGGTATGTTTGGTATAACGATGCCTGTAAATCAGATCAACGCAGACCCGCCACTTACAGGCATACAGGATGACCGTTACATGACACGTCTTGAGCCTGTCAGCACAGCAATTTTTAATTTGCTAAAAAACTGCAAGACGCATTTTTACGATATGCGGCTGATTATAGATGACAATGCGGAGGACGGTGACAACTACAATCCGCATATGGAATCGAGCGAGGATAAGCCTGTTATCATCATAGACGAGAGCAGATACAACATCAAGAGCTACACACGCAAGGACGGAACATCGGCATATAAAAACGCTATATATGCCGTAGTCGGTAGTGGCGATGATGTCACGATAAAATGCGTGAAGCGTCCCGATGATACCGCAAGCGGAGTAAAGCGTAAAGAAGTTGTGCTTGATGTCGATACCGACAGTGTAGCTGAGATAGACAGATACGCACTTAAAGCGGCAGAAGAATATGTAATATCCGATGATTTTGAGATAGAACCGCTGTTTATGGATGACGAAACCGAACCTGAGCTTGCACAGAAGGTATCTATCCGCATTGACGGGGTGGAGTACGAAACGGTCATAACCGAGATTATAGACGAGTGTGCAAACGGCAAGCACACGCAAAGCTATGTCTGCGGTGACAAAAAGCTGAAAGTGCTTAATGTACTGAACAAGGCAACGGCAGGAAATACGCAGAAAATCATAAACAACAAAATTACTGCCGGTAATGCCGACGGTGTCGGAAAGTTCACCAATACCGACAGAAACTGCGAGGTGTTCAACGACTACGAAAACAATGTTGCATCAGCGTACTATTCTCATGCCGAAGGATATAAGACTACGGCTAACGCTCCGTACAGCCATGCGGAAGGGAGCAACACTGTAGCATCCAATCTATCCTGTCATGCAGAAGGCAGTGGAACGACCGCTTCGGGAAATTGTTCTCATGCTGAAAATATGGGTTGTATCGCAAGCGGCAGTAACTCACACGC